CCCATCAACCCCAAGTTGGCAAACGAACTACAAGACTTCCTGCTGGTAGATAAATACAAGACAGCAAGCGGTGAGACACTCACTGATTTCGACAAAACCATCTTGGAATTGAAGAGACCTGAGAACCATGCAACAAAGGTGAAAGTTGCCCTCCTGCTTAAAATCCTAGAAAAAGATCCTACACTATCTACCATCCAAAGAACAGGCGTTTCAAAGAAATCGAACGAACTGTTTGGGGAAGTAGCTAGACAAGTGACTAAAACTAAGACAGGTGGTAGCAGTCAACCAGCCAAACAAAATTCATGGTTCATTTAAATTTTAATAAATAAAAGGATAACAAAATGGCAATTCAAACAATCCCAGGTCTAACTGGCTTCACGTATGCTCGTGTCGCATCTATGGACAAGCGTGCTGTGGGTAAGCTAACTGACGCTAACCACCTGGAGAGCTTTCACTCAACTGAGCCTGCTGATTACGATAAGAAAATCATCAGCCTCTATACACAGAGCTCTCTATACAGCAATGATTTCCTAGACATGATCAACAAAAGCACGCCTTATTACATTGATAATAATAGCGATGCTTGGAAATGGCAAGTAGCTGTTCCCTACAAATTCCCTAAGATTATCGACATCCCTGCTTCTACAGCTGAGCTGAGCAAGCCTGGTATCGATGGTCAAGAGTTCCAATTGGTAATTGACACAAATGAGTTCTCTAAGAACGCAATCATTTCTGTTGGTACTCGTCAATATGGTCCTCGTTTCTACGTTATTAAGGATCCAGTTCCTTGGAACATGGGCTTCCTTTACAGCTTCACACTTGTTACAGATAATCCAACTGTAGACTTCGTAAGCCCAACCTTCTTACAGGTAGGTATCGAACTTGAGTTGGTTGATGCTGCAATTGGTGAATTCGATCAAGACTTATTGGGTCTTCCTCGTTTGGGTGAGCAAATCACAATGTTTGAATCTTTGGGTTCTGCATATGGTTTCGAGCACAAAATCACTGAGTGGGCTGATGACAAAATGATGCGTGACTCTGCAGGTCGTCCTTTGGATATTCTTGTATATGCACCTCAACGTCGTAACCAACTTCCTTTAACTCGTAACGATGTTAAATGGGAACCATTTATTGAGTTCTGGATGCGTAAGTCTATGCTTGAGTTGAAAGTTAAGCGTATGATTTGGTCTCGTCCTGGTACTGTTAAAACTAACGGTAGCAAGCAAGAACTTAAGCGTACATCTGCTGGTGTTTATCACAGAATGCGTAACAACGGTAACCTTGTTCAATACAACCGTGGAGAATTCACTGCAAACTTGATTCGTTCTGTGTTTGGTGACTTGTTCTACAGACGTGTGGATGTTAAAGACCGTCGTGTTAAAATGTACACTAACGAAGCTGGATTTGACGTATTCCAACAAGCTTTGAAGACAGACGCTTTAAACAGTGGCTTGACTTTCATGGCTGATAGCGGAAACCGTTACATGCAGGGAGAAGGTCAGCATATCACTTATAACTTTGCATTCGATGCAATGGTTACTCGTGAAACTGGTCGTGTTGAGTTAATTCACTTGAAAGAACTTGACCTTCCACAATCTAACCTTGAATTTGGTCAGAACAAGAAGAGCACACCTGTATTCATGGTGTTTGACGTATCTCCTATGTCTGATGGTTCATTGGTTAACAACATCCGTGAAGTACGTATGAAGGGTGCACCTTCTATGACTTGGGGTTATATCGATGGAACTCGCCACCACTTAGGCTTTGCTAAGTCTCAGGGTATGAGCTCTGCGAACAAATTCCCAGGATACGAAATCTGGATGAAAGACCGTTGTGATGTATTCATTGAAGACTTGTCTCGTACAGTTTTGATTGAAGAGATCCCACAATTCTAAGGATCCACTCTAGGAATAGTATTCCTAGACCTTATATCGAGAAGAGATTGCCCCCCACATCCCCGTGGGGGAGCTCTTCTCACTTACAGAGTGGTTGGACTGGGGTGTCTCCCAATCGCTATTCCCTTCGGTGGGAATCACTCTGCAAAATAAACCAAATAAAACAAACTACATATGGGTAAGTTAGGTAAAATCTCAACTATTAAGAAGGAGTATAATAACTCACAACTTCAAACAATGCAAGGCGGTCTTTCACTTAAAGGCCTAACACGTATTCCTGGTACAGGGGTATTTAAGTATCCTTACAAGGAATTGGATGGACAGTACAGAACAGGACTTGATCCTAATGCTAGTTACATCCGCAGAATCTCTGATCCTCTTGAGAGAGAACTAGAGACTGAGCGTGTTACAGCTCTTAGAGACAAATTACAATCTGCATTGGGAGATGTTGACTTAGGTCCTCGTTCTAGTTTCTGGAACTATGGATTGTCTACATCAACAAGTGATACGCTGCATGTTCAGCCTGTAAAACTTCTAGATAGTGATAACTTCTTTGATCTTAACATTCCTTTTCAGGAATTAGCGTTTTCGTGGCTTCGTGTTCATCCTACAATTGCAAGCTCATATCAAGCTTGGGAGCGTGGTGAATATCCTGCTGAAACTCAGTTCTACGTAGCTGATGATGAAATCGAGAATGCTGTTCTCTTCAAGAAGAAGCAAATGATTAACAAAGCTATTGTTAAGTTTGACAGCATGACTCCTGAAAGAAAAAGAAAAGTGGCACGTTTGTTGGGACTACCTGTAACTGATGATACTAAAGAGGAAGCAGTTTACAACCTTGTAGACAATGTCCTAAAACAAACCGAGTTTAAAAACGGTAAGTATCAAGGGTTAAATCCTGTTGAAGTGTTCACTCGCTTCGCAGACATGAAGGATAACTTACTCCATATCAAAGACTTAGTGAAACAATCTCTTCTTCACTCAATATATAGATCTAAACCTAACGGTAAAATTTATGAAGGTGAGTTTGAAATAGCTAAGGATGAAGATGATTTAATTAAATTGCTTGTTGATGATGATAATCAAGACTTGCTCTTGACTCTCGAAGCTAAGCTAAAAACTAAGAAATTGGCTGCAGTATGATACCAGTAGATAGTTTATTATATAAGATAGACCAAAAACTAAATAAACTATCAACTAATATACACCAGCAAATTAACTTGGAAGATAAAATTCTGGCTCTCAATGAGGCCCAGATTAAGCTGATAAAACAAAAGGTTGATGGTTTTAGTGTGGTAAGTGGAATGGGACTCGATGCTTTTAAGAAGCGTTACGAGGACCTCCAAAGCTTGGTCATAACATATAACCATCAACCTCTTGAACTTACTCTCAAGAACGAAGAACTAAATCAATGGTTTGCTAATCTACACCTACTTGTTCCTAAGTACATGTTCTATTTAGATGCATATGTACTAGCTGACAAAGGAGTGTGTAAGGATAGAAAGATCTGGATTAACAGAGACTTAGCTAAACATGGTGACCTTCAGTTCATTCTGAACAATACACATTATAGGCCGTCTTTTGAATACCAAGAGACTTTCAACTTCCTCTCGACAGATGAAATATCCATCTTTACAGATGGTACGTTCACTCCGAGTAAGATATATATTTCCTACATGCGCTATCCTGTATACATTAATAAAGAAGGATACATCATGTTAGACGGTGAACCATCATTTGACCAAGACTGCGAACTTGAACTCTATCTAGAGGATGAGTTGTTAGACTTAACAGTACAAAACCTAGCAATGTACACAGAGAACGCTGCTGCTGTTCAAAGTGCACAGTTCAGGATACAGACAAACGAATAAATTTTTCAATCACCTAAAATAAAGCAAAATGGCTGATTTTTCATTAACTACGCTTTTCGTAGTTCCAGTAGGGCAAACTGCGCTCCCTAGTTCTGGATCTACGCAAAACTTGACAGCTGGACAAGTTGGTATTTTTAAATCCGACTACACTCTAGCTACAGCTGCAAACATTGCAGCGTCTCCCTATTTTTATATTGCGCAGGGCCGTACAAACACTTATCTGCAAGGCTCTAAGCGTTCAGATAAGATTAAAGGCTGTCCTTCTGGTGCTGGTTGTAACAGCAATGTAACTGAGTGGTATAAAGTGGACGGTTGTCCTACTCCTCTCACTCAAATTACAGATGTTGTTAACTGGAACGCACAGTGTGGTGATATTATCACTGTAACACTTCGTGCTCACTCTAGCTACCTTGACACCTTGTATTTCAACGGTTTCACTCGTTCAGTAACTGTAAACGCACCTTGTTGTGATTGCGGTGGTGATCCTTGTACTAACGTTGATGTACCTGCTTTGATTGATGATGTGATTTATCACTTCAATCTTCAAGCTCCTGGTAACAACCCTGACAACATCACTTTCTCTGACTTCTATCAGTTCCAGAGAATTGGTAACGACCAAAACGCATTCTTGCGTATCACTGGTAAGCCTCTTACCAAATATGGTCAGCCTTGTGATGTGGCAGCATTTCCTTTCGAGTATGACAGAATGTGGTTCCGTACATTCGTATTTAGCGGACCTGCAACCACAGCTGACTTCATTGTAGCTGATCCTTGTAACACTGTTGCTGATCCTGTTGTTGTACAGCGTTCTTCTTACGCTAGTGGTACATCTGCAGAGATTGCACAATTGGAGAAAAACTTCTACAGCTACCAAGCTGGTTACTTGAAGCATCTCTACAGGATGAATGGTTACAATGAGAACTTTGAAAGCTGGGTGAGTGATGGTACTACATATACCACTTACTACATCAAGTTTAATGAGTTCGACAAGTCTGCTTATCAGTGGGGCGATTATATCTATGAAGACAGCACTGTAATCATTGCTCTTCAAAAGGATAGCGCTATGGAAACCGCTGTTGAAGCAGTTCTTGTGGCAGGTCTTGGTGCAGTTGTTGCTCAGAATGGTGTGTGTGTAACTACCACTTCTACAACAACCACTGTATGGCCTTCTACTACTACAACATCAACCTTGATTCCGTAATAGTAGGCAAGTAACATAGATTATATAACCTAAGCCAGAGGTGAGAGGATACTACTCAATCCTCTGGCTTATTTATTTAAAGCAACATGGCAGATTTAAAACTAGACATATTAGTAATCCCAACATATAATGTAACAACTCTTGGGGTTGCTGATGCTTCCGTTTACCCAACTAATCCACCTGTTGTTTCTGGTGCTACAATTGAAATTACGGTTCCTGGATTTGGAACATTCTATAAACCATTCAGCGTTAACGACTTTAACATATTTACAACATCAAACTTAGGAATAAGCCCCGTAGGTGTAGATCAACCTCTGCCTGATGGGGTTTATCGTTTAAGATATTCTGTAGCTCCTGCATACATAAACTTCGTAGAGAAGTCTATTATGCGTGTTGAGCAGTTACAGGAGAAGTTTGATGGAGCATTTATGAAGCTTGATATGATGGAATGTGATAGAGCTATCAAAACACAAGCATTTGTGGATCTCAACTCTATCAACTTCTTTATGCAGGGGGCCATTGCTGCTGCAAACAACTGTGCTGATCTTGAAGCAACAAAGCTTTATACTCAGGCAGATATGATGCTGAATAACTTTATAAAAAACAATTGTGGTTGCTCTGGAACCAACTACATAATAAACTTCTACTAATATGGCTATGTGTAAAAACTGTGGAGCTAAGGTTGGATGTGGATGTCAATTGATTAACGGTCTTTGTGCAGCATGTAATGGTGCTATAAAACAAGGAAGAAAACTTATAGGAAATGTTATCACCCAGGCTTACAAGTTGTCCAGAATGCGCTAGTATTCCAGCATTAATTGCTGATATAGATTGTAAACTAGCTTCTCTTGCAAACAACTTATACAACAATGTTGTGTTTATGTTGAACCAGCCTGTACCTGGAGGGGTAATGCTGGCTCTTATAAACTACAGAAGAATACTTGCTTATAAGTATTGTAACCCCGATTATGCTGCTCCATTCACGGTGAACATGATTGCGAGTAGAGTAAAACTTTTAAAATATAAATAAATGTCCAACATTTGTTCAAATTGCTATAACGGTTGTGTAGAAACAATATCTGATCAATGCGTAAGATATACGGGTGTAGATGTTCCTATTTTGGGAATCAAGACAGGAGACTCTCTTTCGTATGTTGAGCAAGCATTGATTACATTTCTCACATCAACTCTCGATGGAACTGGAATAATCCTACCCATCAACCCTCAAATTATTTGCGAGATTGTAAGTAAGAATCTTGTATCATGTGAAGACCTTAGTCTTCCAAACGTAATTAGTGCAATCATCAAAGCTGTGTGTGAATTAGACACACGCGTTACTGCTCTAGAGGATGATTTTGCTGCTTTAGAAGCATCTTACAGTGTAGGATGTCTTACAGGTGTAACTGGTTCCTCTGGAACACATGCAATCCTGCAAGCTGTTATTACAAAGCTTTGTGG